ACCTACGACGATACTGGTAACACGAGCCCGTAATCATGCCGACCACGATGGGCGGCGTGAAGCTGCCGACCCCGACGGGGAAGTTCTTGAAGGATGACGGTACATGGGATGCCCCGGCTGGAGGTGGGTCTGCTTGCCTTGTCGTGAACTTGGTGGCGGACTCGGCGGCCGTCGCGTGGACCAACATGCCTGCGGCCCTGACCTTCTTTGCCGGGTCTCATCGCCACGTAGCAAAGGTGGATCTGTCGTCCTTCACGGAATGCCGCATGATTGTCAACAAGCAGGCTACGGCGGGCGCGACGAACGCTGTGGTTGAGCTGCGGTACGCGAGCGCGTTCTCAACTTCCGTTGGGTCGTATTCGCAGGTCGGACAGTCTGCTGTGCAGGCCGCAGTGAACGTGCAGAATTCTGTCATAGACAGCGGTTGGGTCAGTCTCGCGGCGGGGGCTCGAGCTGATGTCTTCTTGGCGCTTGTTGGCTCTGGAGGCGATGGCGTCCTGGATCCAGCATTCGGCGCCATCTCAGCACAGTTCAGATAAAGGAGCCTTCAATGCCAATTGTCATCCCGGAGCGCACAGTTCAGGACCCAACCGTCGCAGATGTGAAGACCATCACCTTCTCCCGCCAGTCCAACGGGTCTGGAGGGTTCGTCACGATTTCCACAGCCTACTACGAGCTCGTCGACGGGGCAGGCGAGGTTGCGATCATCGGCTCGGTGAGCACCCAGCTCGGCGCAACCCCGCAAAGCCAGCTCGCGACCTACATCACGAACCACATCCTTCCAGCCATCGAGAGCGCAGAGGGGTTCTGACCAGCGATGACCAAGCTGCTTCTCACCCTCGCAATCGCGCTGACCGGATGCTCTGTGTCTGCCGGCCCCATGGTCGTTCATAGCTCTGGACTTGGCCTTGAGAGCCCGTATGTCGCAGCGTTCTTGTCTGCCGACACAGAGAGATTTGAGCTGCGGGCCAGGGTGGCAGACGCGCGGAAGGGCGGATCCAACCAGGGAATTGGCGTATTCACGCAGGCCCTGATCAAGACGCGGGTTGGAAAGGTCGAGCTTGCGGCCGGGTCCTACGCGGCATACCAGTCACATGACCTGTGGGAGAAGTGGTCCTATGGGCCGGCAATCTCTGCGCGCCATCGCTCTAGGGCCTTGACGTCGGAGTTGACGTTGTACGGTCCGGACGGCGACAAGGTGAACGGATCGATTGCTGCAAGGTTTGTTGGAAACGGCAGGGTCGCGCCACTCTTCGAGGTCGAGCGAGTCCGCCACACGCAAGGAACGGGCAGCAGGGTTGCTGCCGGAATGCTCTGGAGACTTGGCCGTGCCAGATGACAAGGATCCGCTTACCTCGTACAGGGTCGACCAGCTCGAGGTAAAGATGCAGGCGCTCGAGAAGCTCATCGACGAGTTGCTTCTCGAGTTGCGCGCGACAAAAAAAGCTGGAAGATGGGTGTTGGCCATCGCTGTCGGGTTTGGTGGGTTCCTGACCTGGCTGGCGAACACGCTTGGATTTCATATTGGAGGTAAGCCTTGAAGGTCTTCCAGGAACTGAGCAAGAAGGCGCAGCTGTACATCTGGGCGAGCTCGACGCTGATCACGATCCTGTCCTACCTCCTGGCGTACAAGGAGATCAAGGATGTGTCCTGGTTTCCGTTCGCTGTCGCGAGCCTGATCAACGTGCTCAAGAGCGTGATTGACTACCTCATGGGCAGAGCTCCCGAGACGGCCGCTTGACAAAGCGGTTACCTTAGGTAATAGGGAAGAACAACCAATGCCGATCTACGATCCACGCAGTCCTGTGCCGACGACCAAGACCGGGTTTGCCCTGGCAGCCAAGGGCGTTCCGGTGTACGGCGGCGGTCCAAAGCCGAGCATCTTTGTCGGCCCACAGACAAAGCCCGTGATCACGAACAGTCCTCCGTTCAACCCAGGAGCGACCGCCAGTCGTCCGATGCCGCCGGCTGATTCTGGCCCGATCTGGGCCGGTCCCGTTGGGGCTCCAGGAACGGGCCCGCAGCCGCTTGGCGCGTTCGACTTCTCTCCGTTCGAGAATATGTCGAACTACCACGAGACGCCCGAGTTCCAGGCGGGATGGGACGAGACCTTTGCTGCGGTCGGAGCCCTGAGCCCAGAGCAGCGGGCCCAGTTCGACGAGCTGTATGCCAAGCAAATCGAGGGGGTGCAGGCCGGCGGCGGCCGTGGGATCAACGTCATGCGCGATGCGTACAACCAGGTCATCGGCGCATCCCCGACTGACTCTGGGTCGCTCAGCGATGTGTACCCGACCGAGTCCGGGGCTGAGGCTGGCGGGATCTCTACCGGGTACGTCAGCGGCGGCATCGTAGAGAACTCCGACCTCGCGGCGCAGAATTTCACCCCTGCGCCAGCGGAATATTCTCGTCCCGGCGGCCTTGCGGCACAACCCCATCCGGGGCAGATTCGTTCGACGCAGCGTGGTCGCGAACAAGGTCCGTCGCAGGGCGGCAAGCGCTCATACCCCCGCCTCGAGCAGCGAAAGAAAAGGCGGGCCGCAGGAATGAGACCAACCATCGCAAACGAGGGCAACCAAATGCCCGCAGTCAGACCTCAGGGTCCTCCGGCCTTCCTTCGTGGCGGGCGCGGTATGGCCTATTGATCGAATCAGGAGAGAACATGAGCAAGGCATTTGGAGTGAATGGGCTCAAGCCCATGCCGGTCCGCAAGGCCTCGAAGGATGTGAAGTTTGACGCAGGCAACGAGGGCAGCGGCAAGTCGAATTGGCGCGGAGTCGATGCGCTGATTCCCGAGAAGGAACAGCCGGGTGCGTCCAAGCGCATGGGCGGAAGCAACCCGAGCAACTCGAAGGTCCGCCCGGCGTTCTAAGCGGGGCCGTTGATGGCCCAGCGCAAGGAAGCCTGGCTGCGTGGTACTCGCCACGCGCTGTGGAACAAGCAGCTCTTTCGAGAAGAAGTGGAGGCAGGGGGCGGGGAGACCATCATCGCCATCTGCCGCAAGTGGTCTACCGATCCAGCCAAGTACCAGGGCCTGAGGAACGACATCCAGGCCTGGAGGGCTGAGGATCCCGAGCTCGATGCGCTCTGTTTGGAGCGCTTCGGTACGCACGTAGGCGGTGGGAGACAGAGCTTGGAATTGCAGGATCCCGAGTGGCGACAGCGCTACATCGAAGAGTATCTGAGAACGAAGTCCCGCGTCAAGGCTGCGGCCGTCACGCCCTACAGCTGGGAATCCATCCGCAAGAAGCTCGAGCCTCACAAGAGCGAATACGATCCGGTCTTCGTTGAGATGCTCTCTGCCGCAGAGTCCAAGCTCTTGGATCGCGCAGAGGAAGTCATCTACGAGGCGCTCGAAGACCCGAAAGAGAGCTCGAGAAATCGGGCATGGACCGCCTTCCAGCTTCTCAAGGTGCGCGATCGCCAGCGCTACGGAGACAAGATCGACATCTCAGTGACCGGTTCCGTGCAGCATCAGCTCGACAGGGGTCGCGTCCTGGCGCAGCTTGCGGACTCGCAGCAGGAGTTCCTCGATAAGCAGAAGGAGACGCTTGCACTTACAGAAGGCGAGCCGGTAGACGCAGAGGTGGTCGATGAGTGATCTGTGGCTACCAGAGACGCTCGAGGACTACGAGCAGCTCGACCGCTGGCTTGCCTCAACACGGGCCAAGTCGATCTCGGCATGGGAAGAGGCCATGCGGTGGTACTCGCTGCATGACCTGTTCTTCATGGTCAATCGCGTGCTGTCGACCAAGGCGATCGTCCACAGCCAGTACCAGACTCCGTTCTACTTCCATCAGTTCTACCTCGATCTGTGCAAGCTGAACCAATGGTACATCGATGACAAGGTGTCCAGCTACGATGGGTCAGCCAGACGTGGTGGGAAAGCCCTGTCACTTGACACGCCAGTCATCACAAAGGCCGGATGGAAGCGACACGGAGACCTTGCGGTTGGAGATGTCCTCTACGACGAGCGCGGAGAAGAGTGCTCCGTTGTTGCCACGTCGCAGGTGTGGACCGACATCCCGTGTTACATGGTTTTGTTTGACAACGGATGTTCAGTGACCGCCGCAGGGCCGCACGAGTGGATCGTCAAGACGGACGATTACACAAAAGATTTCGTCCAGAGATGCGAAACTGAGAGCATCTTTTTGTCCGGACTTAAGTTTTCGATTCCGTACCCAAGGCATCTTGGAGATGGGTCGTGGGGCCCAGAGCTGGGAATCAAATCGATCAATCCGGTGGGATGCGTACCGGTGTCTTGCATCGAGGTGGACTCTCCGTCGCATTTGTACCTTGCCGGTGACGGCATGATCCCGACAAGCAATTCGACCGTTCGCACCTTCGCTGGTAGCATCCAGATAGGACTGCGCTGGCCAGAGTCGTCTCAGTGCATCTTCAGTGTCGAGCGCAAGCTAAGTCGCAAGCACTTGCGCATGATTAAAGAAGAGCTCGAGACCAACAAACTCCTAAAGTCACTCTTTAGTGATGTGCTATGGGATGACCCGATCGAGGCGACCAAGACGGGCGATTGCGTGTGGTCTCTCGACGATGGGCTGCGCTTCCGTCGCACCAGGGTACGCCCCACCCAGACGATCGAGCAGCAGGCCTACATGCGCGGCGCTCCGACCGGAGCCGGCTACGACGTCCTCCACTTCGACGACGCAGAGAACGAGAGCGTCATCGCGACGCCCGACCTGATCGAGACGCTGCACGACAGCTTCGCGAGCGCCGTCAACCTTGCGACGCCGGCAGTGTTCAATCGCCCGATCATCTTCGTCACCAACACGCTCTACTCTCCCAAGGGCATCGCCAACCTGACCAAGGAGCGATACGAGGCGGCAGACCCGAAGCGAGTCAGGATCGTCCCGGCAGAGGACCTGGCAGTTCCTGGAGATGGTCCTCTCGGAGGGACGCCGCGCTACCCGTTCACGGCCGAAATCCTGCAGCAGAAGTACGACGAGATGACCATGCGGGCCGGAGGCAAGATCGAGTATGCGGTCCAGAACTGCTGCTCGTTCCTGGCCGGCGAAGAGCGCACGTTCGATCCACACAAGATCCAGTGGACGCAGGACGACCCACGCAAGCTTGCTCGCAACAAGAATGTCTATGTGTGCGTCGACACGTCCAAGGGAATGATCGATCCGACGGGAATCTTCGTCTGGGCTCTTGGGGCCGACAAGCGCAAGTACTGGGTTGGTGGAACACGCAAGAAGCTGGACCCGGGCAAGGGAGAGCTCGGCGAAGAGATCTTCAACCAGGTCATGACGTGGTCCAACCTGAGCGAGCGCGTGGTCGAGGTCCGGGTCGAGCAGATCGCCCAGATGACTTGGGCCGAGCTCATCTCGAGCGAGCTCCGAGCTCGCGGGTGCTACGTGCCGGTCATTGCCTGCTCGAGCCGGGTCCGCAAGACGGGGCGCTTTTCCAACGCCAAGCAGGAGCGCGAGTGGGCTTGCTGGGCCCCTCCGCTCGAGGCGGGAGAGCTGGTGTTCCCTCGCATGCTCAAGGCGGAGGGGGAGTTCGGCGGTGGCTGGGGCATCAAGTACAAGGACGACAAGGGCGTGACGCAGGACCTGGTCGAGTACTTCGTCGAGAACGAGCTCGGGAAGTTCCCGCGCGCAGCGCACGACGACCTTCTTGACGCAGGCGCCCTGCTCTGGGACGCTGACGCAAATGAGGAGCGCCCGCTCCAGTACCCCTCTATGGGCTACGGACGTATTTACGGGAAGCAATCAAACCGGCGCACCAGCACTACGTGGATGAGCGCCTGACAGGAGCACCGATGGCCTACAGAGGGATGACAAAGGACGAAGAGAAGATCCTGCACGACATGAGGATCGAGATGTCGGAGGCCATCGACTGGGCTGACCCGATCCACCAGCGCATCGAGGACAACGCCGACATGGTGCGCGGAGAGCAGTGGAGCAAGGGCGACGCAGATCGACAGGCGGCTCGAGAGCGTCCTGCCCTTCCGCTGAACAGCCTTCTCAAGCTGGTCAACGCTGTCGCGAATCGCGAGGTCATGGACCGGATTGCCCCGTTCATCTTCGGTCGCAACGAAGAGGACAACGGAATCGCCGAAGCGCTCCAGGCCATGAACCTGTGGCAGCGCGACACGGCCGAGACCGAGCACGAGGAGTCGCTGGCGTTCCGAACGGTCGCGTCTTCTGGCTATGGCCTCATGCACAAGTGGTGGAACGAGGCGGCGCTTGATGGCCACGGCATGATCGCGGACGAGTCGGTGCCGGTCTGGTATGCCATCTGGGATCCTCGAGCTCGCCGCCAGAACCTGGTCGACCGCAAATACCACCACATCGGCAAGTTCGTCCCGGTTGACGAAGTGATCGAGCAGTGGGGAGACTACACCAAGGGCGGTAAAGCCTTTGCTCGGTCTGCTGCTGCTGGCGATCCGTTCGGCGCAACGCCCACCGCAGGCGGCGATCCTGTCCGCGCCTATCGGGGGACGTGGGGTGACGTCCTGCACGGACGCTGGTTTACCTCGAAGCGCAAGGAAGTGTTCGTCATCGAGCGCGAGTGGTGCGAGATCAAACACATCTGGAAGCTCGCATCACCGGTCAACCTGGTGCTGGCTCGAGAGCTGACGACCAACCCAGAGGCCTCGTTTGACATGGGCACCGATCCACAGGGCAACCCAATCTCGTTCGGCATGGACCAGATCTCAGCCATGTCGGTCGATGAGCGCTCGGGATTCTTCCAGAGCCTGTTCGCTGACGAGACTGAGATGCGCGTGTTCGATGATCGCAAGGAGTTCAACGCCGCGCTGGCCGAGATCCAGTCCTACACTGGCGAGGAATGGCCTCACTGGCGCAAGGCCCCCAAAGAGGTCTTCCGCTACGCCATCGTCAGCAATGACTACGTGCTCGAGCACGGCGAGCGACCCATGGGGTTCACCTACGAGTTCATGACCGGGTTCCCTCATGAGACCAAGGAGGGCATGGACTGGTTCGGCATGGTCGACGTGGCCAAGGGCGCCCAGGACTTCAAGAACAAGTTCTTCAGCAACATGCTCACGCTCTACATGATGAGCCCGAAGCAGCACATGTGGATCGAAGAGGGCGCGATCAGCGATCCTGACACCTTCCTGAACGAGCAGGGCAAGCTGTCCGGCGTCTCGTTCGTCCCCGACGGGTTCATTGGCTCGGGGCGCTACACGATCATTGACGCCCCCAGCTTCCCGCCCATGCTGCGAGAGATGCTGCAGTATGCCGACCAGGCCGTCATGGACGTGTTCGGTCTGTCCTCAATCGAGATGGGTTCCCAGGGCGACTTGAGGCGCGTGTCGGGCAACGTGGTCACCGCAGCGCGCCAGGCATCGAACACCATGCTGGCGTCCCTGTTCGACTCGCTTCGTCGCTATCGACGTCGCTGGGGCATGCTGTCGGTCAAGTTCATCCAGCAGAACTACACGCCATCCCAGGTCCTGAGAATCGTTGGCGCAGAGAAGGGCGAGTACGTGGCGGGAATCACGGATTGGGGCGAGATCAATCGGTTTGACGTCCGAGTCGACGAGCAGCCGACCTCGACGACCGAGCAGCTCGAGACCATCGACCTGTTGACCCGCACCGACACGCTCTGGAAGTGGGAGAGCGAGGGCAAGCTCGACTTCGCAGACGTGCTTGACCTGTTGGTGACCATCCCGCAGTCCAAGCGCGATCGCATGAAGCGGTCCTACACCGAGCGCCAGGGCATTCAGGCCCAGACCGCTCAGCAGCTCGAGGCAATGAACGGGCAGCTCCAGGCCATGGCTGCTCGCGTAGAGGTTGTGTTCAACACGCTCGACATGGTTCAGGGCGGAGCCCAGATCAAGAAGCAGGTGGAGAACCAGCTCCTGATCCACGAGCAGATCATGCCGGCTGAACAGCCCGGCCAACCCCAGTAAAGGGAGACCAAATGCAGGAGCAGATGGAGCAGGTTGAGGAGCCGACGGAAGTCGAAGCTGTTGAGGCCGTCGAGGAGTCCAACGAGCCCACGCCGCAGCAGGAGGATCGCACCACCTCCACCGGGCGAGAGACCAAGGGCAACGTGTTTGCTCGGAATCGGATCCTGGAGCGCGAGAACAAGGTCATCTTGAGGCGCATGGAGGACCTGATGGCCCGCCTCGAGTCGAAGGCACAGCCCGAGCCCGAGCCCGTCGAGGAGGTCCCTTTCGAGGTTGACCCGCTCAAGTCGATCCACACCCGACAGGAGCGCATCGAGCGCGAGCTCAAGCGCGAGCGCGAGGAAGCCAAGAAGCGGGACGAGGAGCGCGAGCTAAGGACCAAGTTCACGGTGGCCAACGAGGCAATCCAGGACTTCATGGACGAGACGCCCGACTATGGGTCTGCCATTGAGCACCTTGGCCAGATCGAGTACGAAGAGGCCCTGGAAGAGAACCCGGACCTGTCGCACGAAGAGGTCGACCGGCTGCTCTACGACCGCCTGAACGAGCAGAAGCTGCGCTGGATCAAGGCCGGAAAGAACCCGGGCGAGGAGCTGTATAAGAAGGCCCAGCGTCGAGGGTATCGCAAGCAAGAGGCCGCGCAGCGTCCGGAGCACAAGGACGCAAAGGCAGAGGTCGAGGCGGAGCGCAAGCGCGCAGCCGCCGGAAGCTCGATCAGCCGCGCTGCAGGTCGAGCCAGCGAGGGGCGCGTGAACGCGAGCAAGATCGCCCGCATGACGGACGCAGAGTATCGCGAGTGGGCGGACGAGCAGCTCAAGAAGAGCGGCGGCGGTCGCATGCGAATGAAGGACCTGCTGGCGGGAAAGATCAAGGAGAACTGATAATCGAGTTGACGGCAGGTGCTTCAATCCTATCCTTTGATTGCGCGGGAAACCGCTAAAGGATTACCGGTCATACCGAGAGCTGCGCTGTGCTTTGAACAGCAGGGCCCCAGGGCTAACGACGAAGAACACGAGAAACTCTCACACGAGGGTACACCATGGGTTGGGTAAACATCAACGACCCGGAAGTCGTCATTAACTGGGAGAAGGACCTCTACCGAGAGATCTCCCTGAGCGATCCGCTCCTCGACGAATCCAAGGGTCTGGCCGGTGAGTCCGACGGCAAGCTGGTCCAGGTCAACATGGACCTGACGCAGAAGCCTGGCGGCTCCATCCGGTTCAAGAAGAAGTACCGCCTGAAGGGGCGCGGCAAGGTTCAGGACGAGGTCCTGAAGGGCTCTGCCGAGACCTACAAGCACAACACGTTCGCCATCACGGTCGACACGCTGCGGCACGCCGTCGCGGTCGATTCGCCGATGCAGAACCAGATGGTCATGGAGGACGCGCTCGAGGAGTCGCGTGACTCGCTGGCCCTTTGGTTCTCGGAGCGGATTCCGCTGGGCCTTCATCTGCATGCCTGCGGCATCAGCTACATCACCGACGACGCCTACACGCTGAACAACACGATCGCCGCCACGCACTCCGAGCAGATCATGCGGCCGAACGAGAAGACCGCCGGCAACCTGACCTCGAACGACACCATGTCGGTCGACTTCGTGAATCAGCTGGTCACTCGGCTCAAGCTCTTGAAGCCCAAGATCGCTCCGGCCGAGACCCCGTTTGGCAAGAAGTATGTCATGTTCCTGTCGAACGAGCAGGTCGAGCAGCTGCGCAGCTCGAACAGCGACTGGTTCAACATCATGCGCGCCGCCATCCAGGGCGGGCGAGTGGACGACAACCCGATCTTCGGATCGGCGCTCGGCTGCTTCCACGACGTCCTGTTCATGGAGACCGACCTCCTGCCCCCGGGCCTCAATTCGGGCGGCACGGCCTTCAAGGACAAGACCCGTCGTGCGTGGGTTGGCGGAGCTCAGGCGCTCACGCTGGCCTATGGCGCCGGCTGGGCTGCCCCTGGCTTCGCGCTCAACAAGTTCCGTTGGGACACCGAAGTCGACGACTTCGCCCACCGGAAGCAGATCGCGGCAACCACCATCCTTGGTGGTGCGGCCCCGGTCTTCACGAGCCCGGGTGAGGCCTCTGCGCGACAGAACGCAATCATCGTCGCGGAGACCTATGCCAACTACGGCACCGGCCTGTCGAGCACGACCGTGTATGAGCCCTGGCTGAACATCGCCGGGACTTCGGTCGAGGCGTAAGGTTAAGGAGCAATAGCCATGGCAACCACCTACGAAGCCAAGTCGTACAACAAGGGCATTGCCGTCGGGGCGTCTTCGTTCCCCGGCGTCATCAAGCGCGCCTATTCCATCAACCTGGAAGATGCTACCAACGACGCGACCTACGCGTTCGCCATCAACGACATCATCAAGGTGTTCCATCTCCCGCCCTATGTCAAGGTGCTCAGTGCGCGCCTGGTCTCTGGCGACGTGGCCCTGGATGACCACGCAACCCCGACCCTCGACCTGGACGTGATCGTCTCCGACGGCACGACCACGAAGACGGCGGTCAACGGCGGCACGGCGATCAACCAGGCCGACATCACGGCGAGCATGGACTTCGACGCCGACAACGCCTACCTGTTCGTCACCACAGACGCCGACTTCTACGTCGCTCTCAAGGCGATCGCGGCTTCGGCCGGCGACGCAGCGACCGACGCGACCGTTGTGGTCGAGATCGAGTACACCGGCATCCTCGAGCCGGGCGAAGTGGACATGCGCTCAGGGTTTGACAACACCCCCTGAGGGTGAGTAAGGCAAGCTTCAAGGGGACAGGGTTGGGCGACCGGCCCTGTCCCTCTTTCTTTCTGGGAGCAGCATGAGCGACCTACAGACCATGAGGGCTGCGCTTCTTCGCGAGCTCCACGTCGACCCGGACACGTCAGACGCAGACAGCCAGGTAACCAACGACGTGAACCTGGCGATCATCGAATCGATTCGGTTTAACCGCAAGTACCGGTTCCATTTCAACACCAGGTGGTACACGTTCAAGACGCAGGCCAACGTCGATCGCTATTCCATGCCGGCCGACTTCCTTGGGCTGGTCCCGGACAGCGTCTTCTCGGTGCCGTCCTATGAGTTCCTGGCCAAGACGAAGCTTAAGAGTGTGCCGATCCAGCACGCGAACCAGGTCCAGCAGTCGAGCATCGCGAGCGAGGCATACAGGGAGATCGGCTCTCCTAGCGCCTATGCCATCGATCCTGGATCGAAGACCATGATCCTGCTGCCGATCCCGAGCGCAGACGATGACGCAATCGAGATCTATTACATCGCAGACATTGGGACGCCGGTTGCCAAGTACGCGAGCTCGACCTGGTCATTCTACGCACCTCCGGAGACAGGCGTCGCGACGACTGCTGGAGAGACGCTGCCGGCCACCTTCACCAACGCCTGGTTCCAGGACGCATATGAGCTGACCATGACTCGAGCGGCCTACTATCTGTTCACGCGCACCTACAGTGGCTCGCAGGGCGCGGCAGAAAAGGCGAACCAGTACATCACCCAGTGGACAGAGCAGCTCAACTCCTTGCGGTCTGCCTCGAGAATGCTCCAGAGCGCGACTGAGGTGAGGAAGTACATCTGATGCCGACCAAGATTGTGCAGTTCGGCCCCTGGCGCAGGGATGGCAGCTACTACGACCTGAGCGGAGAGGGATCCTTCCTCCTCCAGGCTCGAAACGTTGTGCCGGTCGACGGTGGCTACACTGGCCCGCCTCATGTGGCTTTGTGGCAGGACCTGGCCATCGGCGCGACCACCTATGGGACGAACGGCGACCTGGTCGACTCCGCGCTCGCGACAGAGAACCACGTCTATGGAAGCCTGGTGGTCACGGGTGGCGCAGACATCCTGTTGCGCGGCGATCGATCTGGCGGATCCTGGGAGGATGCGACCGGCGGCACGGCCTGGACTGGAGACTCTTTTGGCACGTCGTTTGCTCAGTGGGGCGACTATGTCATCGCCGTCGGTGCGAGTCAGAAGGCCCAGTACATCGACGACACGTCGGCTGCTGGCACGAACTTCTCGGACCTGTGCGTGACAACTGCGCCGACGGCATCCTCATTCGCAACGGCAGACATCAGGGCCAGGTTCGTCTTCCCTTACAGGGACCATCTCGCGCTAGCCAACATCACCCTGGCTGCGAACTATCCATCAACAAATCCGATCTACACCGGCAACGCCACCGTCGGTAGCGCCAAGGTCTATGGATCTGTTGTCTGGCTCTCGATGCAGGACAACATCCGACGCTACGCGAGCCCGACCGTACATCCTGAGGTCAAGGGCAGCATCCCGCTGAACCTTGTGGATGGGACGGGCAGCATCACCGGCGCGATTGGCGGAGAAAACGCCTACATCTTCAAACAGGATAGGGTATACAAGCTCATTGGTCCGCCCTTCGATGCCATTCCAATCACCGACGGCATTGGCACCGTGTCGCCCAACTCAATCATTCGGGTCAAGGACCAGGTATACTTCCTGAGCAATCACGGGCCTGCGGTCATCGACGGGAGCACGGTCACCGTTCTTGGCTACGAGCGGTTCATGAATTCGCTGACCGACCCTCGTTACGAGACAGAGATCGCAGCAGGATGGACTGGCCCGTCAACGAGCATCCGCATGCTTGGGAACCTGATTCAAACCGAAGCGCAGACCAAGCGTGCGGTAGCGATGTACTCAGACGTGCTGGGGTGCGTGATCTGGTACTTCAGGACGGGCCGTTGGATCGCGTGCCGGGTCAACGGGTCAGGCGCCATGTCCTTTGGGAACACGGGCGATTTCTTCGTCGGGAACAACTACATTCATGGGATCACTGCGGTTTGCAGGATGCCAGACTGGCTGAGCAGCGGATTTCCGAACAAGAACATCCTGTTCCGCCAGGCGTCTTCTGGTAACTCTGTGCTCACTAGCTATGGGTACGAAGACTACAGCGGAACAGAGGGGCGCATCGTCCCGTCAAACGGGGCGTTCCATTTCACGCTTCCGATGATGCCCATGGCCGCCGACCAGGAGGGTGGCGTTCTGACGACGAGGATCACGGGGTTCCGCCTCATTGGCGAGTGCCACCGCCACGTCAGAGCTACGCTCGTCCGCACGCTCACCGGATGGAACGCTGAACCTCTCATTCGCGATCGTTCAGGAGACGTGATGGAGAGTCAGGACGGATGGGTCAACACTCCGAACACTTACGCCGGAAAGTACCACTCGCTGTCGTTCCTTCTCTACGACTCGACGGACGAGACCGACTACATCCGCAGGCCTTTCTTTGCTGGCGTTGAGATTCGCTACGAGTCCGCCGTCGCTCGAGGGGCCTGATGCAGTCATCGAAGACCAGGAGCACGGACCCGCGAGATCACGGTCAG